GGCATCCCCGCCGACGTGCAGAAGCACTTGCAGCGTGGCGGTCTGCCGTTTATCGTCGTAGAGACAGTCAGCGGCTCATGGAGCCTTGCCTTTGTCTGCGGGCTTGCTGCATACGCGTTACTTGACAGACAGTTGCCTTTGGCTATTGCGCATTATGAAGAGCCGATTGAGGGTTTCAGTGGTACGACCTATGCGGATTTCCACCATCTGTTCAATATGTGGTACTGCGACACGTCTGTTATAGGCGACCATCAGTATCAGGATGCTAAGGCTAATGCCTTTGCGGAGTTGATCAACCGTCAGAAGGCTGCAAGCGTATCTGACGAGGAAGACAAGAAGATTCTCGATGAATTGAAGGGCGACGAGGAGGCCAAGGCCAACATCATCGACATGGCTCAGGACATCAACAAGGAAGGAGGCTCTAATGAATGTAACTGATAAAGTGCTTGAGATTGTTCAGGACCACACAAGGGTTACTGACACCATTGATTCTATCTGCTGTGCTATCGAGAACGGCACCGACATGCCGAATTTCATTCCTGTATGTAATGATATGATGGTATCAGATCAGTTGGGAAAGATTGCAGAGACTATTACGAATTTAAGAAAGAAGTTATTATGAAGTTCATCATCGGTATAGATCCAGGAGAGAAAGGTGGCATTGCCATGCTCGACCAGAATGGCAAAGTTATCAACGTAGAGAAGATGCCTGAGACACCTAAAGATCTTTATGATCATCTTGTGGCGCTCATGGCTCATGCAGCATCGACAGCCTCGCAGATGTGTGAGCCGGACGTTGTTGTGTATATTGAGAAAGTCGGTGGAATCCCCGGCCAAGGTGCTTCGTCTGCATTCAGTTTCGGTAAGGGATGCGGTCATCTTGAGATGGCCCTTCTTGTATTGAAGCTAAGCACCAACGATGTGACACCTCAGAAATGGCAGAAGCTATATTCTGTCGGCCATTCGAGTATTACGAAATCGACTGCTGCAGAGAAGAAAGAGCATAAGCGCAAGCTCAAGGCCAAATGCCAGTCTTTATTTCCTAAGCTCGGTAAGAAGATCACCAATGCCACTTGTGACGCTTTGCTTATAGCAGAATATGGAAGAAAGCAAGAAGTCGGCAAGTAGTCTGTATAAGATCGGTGACTACGTTGAGATCATCGTCTGTAACTCTCATTATCATCAGATTGGCAAAGTTATGGGCTTTGATCCTTATAATGAGTTCAATTTGAAGATTGAATTTGAGAAAGGTTATATTCAAGGATATATGGTAAATGAAATCAGACACATTCCGAGAATTGGCCAAAAGATAAAACCAACAAAAAAGATTTCTCTAAGAAGACTCTTAGGAATGTAATAAGAGAAGGGGAACTGCTCTCACGAGTGGTTCCCCTTGACCGTTATGACTAAAGTAGGTTAAATATCTTGAAGTTTTTGGTTGCTTTCACACGCTTTCTTGAATCTGCATTGACCGCATCTTGAATAGAGGCAGTCCTGACAGCCCGTAGGATATGCCACTGGCAGGAAATAGTGGATGGTCTCATCATCCTGTTTGACCTCATCCTGTTTCATGCGCGTCACGTCCACGATCATCTTTGAGGTGTCGATCCACTCCTTTGAGCCTACCTTCATGCTGTCGAGTGCCGTCTGGAGGTTAAAGAGCATGTTCTCCTTAGACATGGCACGGGTTATCACCTTGTCACGCTCTGACTTGGTGGCTTTCTCCACCGCTTCCTTCTGACGAGTGCTGAGTACGTTCCTCGTTGACTCTATTCGTTCCTGCACGGCTGGCGACAGGTGAAGTTGTTCAATCTCTTCTTTGAGGGCAGACTTCTTCCATGTCACGCCCTTTCGTATGGCGACTGCCCATGCGTCTTCTGGTGGCCAGCCCGTAGCCACCAAGTCGGCAAAAGCCAACTGGTCAGGAGATAACTTTGCCGCTTTTGCCTCCTTTGATGTCTTTGGTGATACTGCTATATCCATAATCAGTGTGTCCTGTTGTACTGATCCCAATTGTTTTCATTAGGTCTGTTGCCCCATCTGTCAGTCTCGCGCCTGCGGGTGCCGTGGCCAGTATTGATGTCCTGCCCTCCTGACGTGGCCTTTGCCTCTCGTATCTTCTGATCTGTCTCAGCTTTTATCTTGTCGATTTCAAACTGGGCATCGAGTTTCCGCTTGTCGAGGTCTTCCTGCATGATACGCTTGATCTCATCGTTTCGCGAATACTTCGGTATGCGCTCAGATGCGGTCTGCTTTGACAGGAAGCCATTCTGAACGGCAGAAGAGAGGTTGGTTACAAGTTCGCTGTCATTCTGGTGAATGTAAGGCTCTATCCAAGCGTTGATAGGCAGGTTCATGAGCGAAGCCTGACAGTTCTTCTCGAAGCCGTATGCGTACTTGACGATATACACGAGGTCTTCGAGGAACGGCTGTAGTTTCTGACTATCGTGGATGGCCTGTTCGATGGCAGGAGAGAAAAGCAGTTTGACGGCCACTCCTGGCAGGTCGCCCGATTTCAGTTCTGGCGGCTTGACACCGAAGGACTGCTCATAGATCATATCGTAGAGAAGTTTGAGTTGGGTATTGAACGCTGCCGACACTTCCGCTTTCTCAAGGAATCCTGCCGCACCGTCTTCATCCTCAATCTCGATGTACTTGACTGCGCCAGTAATCTCATCAGGGGTAAAGTTCACACCGTCGCCCTTTGACCACAAGATAGGAAAGGCATAGGCGCGGTTATTCTCACAGAAGTATGAGAACGCTTCTTCGTATGTCTCGATGGTTGCCTGCGACGGCATGAAGCAGGCCCCACCCTCTTCACGGTAGTATGCCACTGGCACACGGTCGAATCCATGAGGCTTCTGCTCATAGATCTCATATCCGCTGATTCCGAAGAAGTCCTTGATCTTCTCTATGATCTTCTGAGGGCCAGACTTGGCAACGGCGCGTCGTGCACGGTAGAGATACTTTTCATCCCATATCTCGACATACTCCGCAGAGTATCGCCCGTTTTCATCATAGTCCGCATACTTACGGGCAAAGAGTTCCATCTTTCCTGTGATGCTGTTGCGGTGCGGATAGAGCGTGTCACCTTTCATATACGAGAGTACGCGCGCACACGCATGACCCTCTTCGTCGAAATAACCGACAACGGCAGCATCGCCAACGATCTTGTATTCCGTGAATTCATAGAAGTTATATTCCATGTTCATGTCGAGCCACCCCTGACGGAACGTGACGAAATCCTGAAGTTTCTCCAGTTCCTCCAGTTCGGTGCCAACTTTGCCGGACAACTCAAACTGAACGTCATTGCCAGTGATGTGTACCCGTTGCTTGGTTGCTATGACGTGTTGGAATGCAAATGCCGTCCTGATGATCGGCTGGATGTACATCTTGCCAGTCTCAGGATTCTTCTTCACGACATCGGGATAGAGAAGCGGGTCATTGATGGCATGACCCGACGGGTAGTACATCCGCAGGAAGTCTGCCTGCGTGATGATGCGCATGTAGGGATTGTCTTGAGGCTCATAGGTCTTCTGTCCCCTTCTTACGACGCGGTGAGTCTTGTAGCCGTTGGGCGTAATCTCATAGAACGGCTCCCGTGTCAGAATTTCCTTGTAGTTCGGCTTGATGTTATCCATAATCTTTTTACCTGAAATTTATATGCACCATGTGTTCTTGGCCCTGCGGTGACGCTTTGTCCGCAAGGTGAAGATGTTCCTGAACAGCAGCGACTCGAAGAAGTCGGGCGAGTGGCCGATTATCTTCTTCATGTCTGCCTTTGATATAATCTGAAATGCCTTACCCTCCGACTCCTTTGTGCGGCGAATGCACTTGCGTTCCCGCATGAGGATGTCACGAAGGTACATCTTTCCATATCCGTGCCCGTCGAAAGTCCTGTCGAGCAGGTGCGGGTCGATGGAAAGTTCCTGATTCCTGAATTTCTTGTAAAGCAGGACTGCACACTGGCTCTTCAGATCCTTATACAGTTTCTTGATGCCATCCTCCTGCTTCTTATCCTCGGCTATCGGTGCAGCCTGATTGATGAACTTGACTGCATTGGGGAAGTGTCCCTCAAGTATCTGTCCTATGCCTTGGAAGTCGTATGCGAAGTTTTCCTCTTCAACCCCCCACTCCGCCAGTTTCGCCTTGATGACCTCGATAAGCGTCTTGGAGTCGAATCGGCAGACATACACATCAGCGATATGCCATCCGCGCCACAGCCACATGACAAAGTTATCGCCACCCTGCAGTGCAACGTCGGCAGTGGCATAAAGCGTTTCATCGTCATTCTGATATGAGTTGTCGAAGAAGTTTATCATGTCATCCATCTTGATAAGGTCATCGCCAGCAGAACGGAATTTCCAGTTGCCGTCAAGGTCGCGGCTCTGCTGTTCCTCATCCTGATTGGCCAGTCGTGCAAGATATGTCGGGTCGGACTCCATGAGTTTTCTGTTATCCTCCAGTTTTCCTTCCACGAAGGCGACAGAGAAGATGAAGAGGTCCTGTGGCGTGCCGTACTGTTCGTACTCTGCCCTCCAGTGTTTCAGAATGTCGGCCTTGCACATCTCAAAGACCTCCTCACGGCTGTCACCGAAGATGACCTCATTGACATCGTTTCCAGGCATGTAGCAATACCGCACCACACCATTCATTTCTGGTATCGGATAGCCTGTCTCGTAGTCGAGCCATCCACCCATGAAGAGGAAGGTTGCCACCCATGAATCGGGGTCGGGATTGCAGGTGGCGAGGAAACGGCATCTGATACCGTGTGCGTTTCGGTTATCCGTCAGCAGGTACTTGAACTTCTTATATGGGCAGTGCGTCACCTCGTCGAGTCCGATGTATGCGTACTGCTTACCTTGGAACCTCTTCTTGAAAGCCTCATATTCACCTTCATAGTAGTTGAACTTCAACTTTGCCCCGCTGCTGAAGTTCCATGTCATATCGTTCTGTGAACGGTTGTATTCACCAAACTGTGTGTATAGTTCGTATGACGTTTCTATGAGGTCTGTAAGGTCTGGCTTCTCGTTACGCAGTATGCACGCCCTGAAATTGCGGTTGAGAAGGTCGAACAGGGCTTGCATCAGCAGGACATACGATTTGCCCGCTCCACGACGACCACCATAGAATATCAACTGGGCAGGATTTGAAAGACAATCCTCCTGCCCGCCAGCCTGTGACAGAATGTTTCTTGAGTTTTTTTCGTCTCTCAGGCTTTGCGCATATTCCTGTGTGTAAACATTGCTGCCGTCTGGCAGTTTCAGCCCTGAAAACACCTTCATTTTGAATAAAAATGCAATTTCTTTGCAAAAATACGCAAAAATATTTGGTTTATGCAAAAAATATTCATATTTTTGCAGAAAATTAGAATATTTATTCAGAAATGGAATCATTTTTAGCCCGAAGCGTCGGGCAACATCGCGGGATAGAACAATTGGTAGTTCGCAAGGATCATAGCCTTGAAGTCATCGGTTCGAGCCCGATTCCCGCAACAAAAGGTAGAAGGACTACCAGTTTTCAGGATAACGTTATAACAATTTTTCTATGGAAAGAGAAGAACTCTTACAGCAAGTGAATGAGAGCATTTCGGCAGACGGTAAGCAACTGTCGCCCTCGCTCAGTGAAGAATCCATCAATGGTGAGTTGGACGATGCGCTTGAGGACATCACCGATGATGAGGAGAACAACAAAAAAGTTGTGTCGCGCTTGGCAAAGCGTCTGCTCCGCATGGACGGCAACATCCACAGCAACGTGTCGAAACAGGTAAGCGATTACAAGAAGACTCACCCCAGTACGCAGAAGAAGCCGAAGGACGGCGAAGGAGGTGGAGGTGAAGGTGAAGAAACCGACTACCAGAAACTCCTGAAGCGTGTCGAAGCGATGGAGAACGCCCAGAAACAGAAGACGAAGGCAGATGCGAAGGACGCAATCGTGACCGATGTCAAGAAGGGCTTCAAGGCCAAGTTCAAGGATGCGGGCCTTGAGATCAATGACTACATCTTCCGTCAGACTCTCCGCGATCTGGAGATTCCAGAGGTAGAGGAAGGTGGCAAGGTGAATGTCGGCGACCTCGTAAAGACCCTCGAGCGTGACTACTACAAGAACCTGAAAGAAGCAGGTCTTGGCAAGGAAGAAACTGGCAAGTCACGTTTCGGCAGCCGAGGAGGAGGCAAAGGCGAAAGTGCCGCTGACCGTTTCTTTGCCCGCAAAGGGAAAAAGGAAGGTTGGAAAAAATAGACTGTGAGACGAGCGCAGAAGCGAGGCGAGTCCTTAAATGCGGATAAATCGTGACGAAGCGCAGCAGTTGAGATTGTGAGTAAGGATAACAT